AGCTTCGGCTTTGTGATATGAACGGGGAGATCTTTTTTTAGAGTTCATCCGCTCCTTATTACAAATCAGGAAAAATCTGTCTATAAAAGCGGATTCTTAGCTGAATTTTTAAAAACGATATATCCATATCCGGAGAAAACATTTGATCAGATTTGTGAAATTCTGAACACTCGATATGATGTATTTCTAAGCCGAAGGCAGATAGAAAGAAATTTGAAAAAGTTTAAGGAAACCCCTTTCTTCCAATAAATAAAAAGAAGTACCCTATCGGTGCTTCTTTTTTTATATATATTTGTTAAATGTATTTGACAAAGATCATTAAGAAAACCGGGCTTCTGGATATTTCAGATACTCAGGATGGTATTTATGCTATCAAAGCTTTTCGTGATGTTCTGGACGACCCTACCTTAGGACTGGAATGTTTAACAGCTATTGCCCTTGTTGTAGATCACTTATCTCCAAAGAGGAATTACGGTACTACAGACAGACCTCGTGCAGCAATGGAAGAGGTTACTGGAGATCGGGATAAGTTCGTTTGGAACCAGGAGAAAATTCAAGTTGCCCTTAACAAATACGACGATCTTCAATACAACCCTACCATTGTGGAAGGGCAAATACATTATCAGCGGAAAGTCAGTAAGCTGAAGGAATTTATGGAATCTGAGAAATACTACAATAAACACCATGAACTCAAAGATGCCAATGGAGAAGCTATGATTTTTGAAAATCCCGCAGTGATTGCTACCTCTTTGCGAAAAATCAATGAGGATATAAAACTTTACGAAAAACAAAATGAAGGGAAGGATCTCTATGAAGATGCTCCAACAACTAAGAACGGATATTCACTTTCGCGCTTAGAGCAGAAAATCTCAAAGAATACATCTTTTTATAATCAGATACGATGAAAATATTTAAAGTTGTTCTTTTGTTTCCCTGAGGCATCGTTGTGAAAGCAGCGGTGTCTTTTATATTTTAGGCCCCCACCTATGAAATTAAACATCGACTGGAACAGGTTTGACAGTTCTTTATACAAGCCGCTTATCAATACCGAAATGCCCGACTTCAAACCGGGTACTCTCGCGTATGATGATTTCTGGGATGAACAAGATCGAAGATGTCTGGAAGGATATAAGCCTCGCCCTGATATGCCTAAACTTACAGGGGTACATTACTTCTACCTCAATATGGCAAATATTGAGTTATTGGAACCTGGAGCTACAAGAAAATCAAAATAGGCTCTCCATTCTACAGGGAACTTGACCGTAGAATGTATGATGAGTTTGATGGTGCCAAAAAAAATAAGCACGGACTTATTATCGGGAAACCCCGAAGGGTAGGACTTTCCTGGTTCGGTTCTGCCATTTGTGCCTATGAGCTTCTTATGTATCTCGAAAATAAGATTGGCGTTGCCGCAGGACAAGATGATAAGGCTCAGGATTTCTACGAGAAAGTGCAATACCTTCTCGACAATATACGCCCAGAGTACAGGGCATCTATCAGCGTTAGAAATACGGATGAGATCCGATTGAGCTACAAGTATAAAGAGAATAAGCAGGATGTTGAGATTGGAATGAAGTCTAGTATGTACATGAAAACGATGTACTCTAAGCCAACAGGATTTGAAGGAAAATCTTTATCCATAGCAATCTTTGAAGAAGCTGGGTTATTTATGGACCTCATCGCAGCTTTCCAATCTACAGAACCTTGCTTCAAAGAAGGGAGTATCTTCTTTGGTACGCCACTGGTCTATGGAACGGGAGGAGATATCGACAAGGGATCCAAAGGATATAAAACTCTCTGGTCTAAGCCAGAGCTTTACGGACTTAAAAAGGTATTTATTTCTGCTACTGATTACTTCCCTGGGGATGGCGTTCCGGATGAGGAGACTGGAAAATCTGTTTCTTTCTTTGACTTTAGAACAGGGAAAACCAACAGCAAGGAAGCTTTAAAACATATCCTGAAAGAAAGAGCTCTTAAAGAAGGATCTGAAGGATATGTAAAACACATACAGTTCTACCCACTGAAAGAATCTGATATCTTTATAAAGAACTCTGGAGGCTTACTTAACCGCAGATCGGAAGATTAAATGCTCAAACTACAAGGCTTGATTCCTCTCCATACTTGCAAAAGACAGGTACTCTGGAATGGATCACTAAAGATGAGCAGACTTTAAAACTTGTCTCCCGCGCTAAAAACCTAAAGGAGCGAGATAAAATACACTTCCAGAGAAAGTCTAAGCTAGTTTTCGTCGAGGACGAAAAACTAGGAACCATCAAAAAGATCCTGGATCCTATAGATCATTCTAAACTCCCTTACAATCCTGATATCATCGGTTGTGATAGTTATGATGATGAGGTTGCTGAGGGGAAAGGTTCCCTGGGGGCTACCGTTGTATATCGCGTATTCTGCGGAATTAACCAGCCTTATGATATGCCTATCGCATATCTATTAGATCGTGGTGGCTCTGACAATGATGATGAGTTCTATTCTGCTACCTTTAGATTGGCTGTATATTATGATACTAAGATGCTCCTGGAGCATACTAAAATTCTAATCAAAAATTATTTCCTAGATATCGGGGGAGAGGCTCACTTGAAGGAACGCCCTGATCTGGAATCCTCAGGATATAATTCCAAAGCGGTCAATACTTATGGATTGAAAATGCCGAACCAATATGCACATAGGTTTATCACTAAGCTTCTACAGAAAGAAGTCAATGAGAACTGGAATAAGATATGGTTCGAGGAAATATTAAACCACCTAATTGACTTTGGGGATGAGAATGCCGATTTAGCTTCTGCTTACGGAATGGTACTAGCCTATAAGCTGGATATGTTTACCGAGCTTACCGATGGTATTGAAGATGAAGAGGGTTATACAGATCCTTTGGAGGAGTTCTCTTCCTGGGTAATGGAAGATGGCCAGATGGTTTTTAAAAGCTATCAAGACCAATACAAAGAGAAAAATGGCGATCCTTATGGATATGAAGAAAAGAAATCTATATTCGATCCTGAATATGACTTAGTTGGTGTTCAGAAAGACGAATACCAGAACAATCAATTATCCTATGAAGATAAGATAAAACAGGAGCGTGACGCTATCTTTGATAAATATGACCAGGACGTAATGTCATTTACTTTGAACGAAATACACAAAAATATCAATAAAAATTAATATATTTAACAAACCCCCTAATAATGAGTCTTCTACCCATCCCCGACCAAAGCATTCCAGATAGTAAAAAAGACGAGGAATGGCATAAACTCCATCCCCAAGCATTTGCTTCTTTTTCCTCTTCTAGTATCTACAAAGATGAGCGTAAGAATATGCTCAAATATTATCGTGGGTATAATGCAGAATTGAGTCCGGAGGAAATGAAGCTCGCAAAAGCTATCACTTGTCCTAATGGCACTGATCTCGGAATTGAGTATATCGTATATCCCCTTATACAAACGAAGATTGAACAGATTGTAGGGGAGTATCTTCTTAGGCCTATTCGTAGAAAAACCTATGTGGTAGACAAAAAATCCAAGAACAAGAAGTACAACGATAAACTAGCAATGCTCTCTGAAGAAATAATGAGAAGCTATTCAAAAGATGTGCAACCGGATTTAGGCTTTGAAGCAAAGACCGAGAATCCTGATATGCAACTTCCCGAAGATGTGGAAGAGTTTTTTGAGAAAGACTTTAAGACTATTGCTGAAGATGTCGCGGATAAATTAATGGACTTCTTTCTGGATGTCCGGAAAGAGAAAAACAAATTCAAAGAACTGTTTGTAGATTACTGTGTTGTCGATAGAGCTCATGCGGTAATCGACAAAACCAAAGGACACACTTCCATCAGAAAGGTGCATCCGTTAGATGCTGATTACGATATCGATCCTTACAAAGTGGTGCAAGATGATCACGAATATTTCTTTGAGAATTACTGGCTTACAGAGAATGAAGTATATAACAGCTATAAGCTGACTCCCCAGAAGAAAGCTCAGGTCAAGAAAATGTTTGAAGATGCTGGATCTGTAAACAGTTCCAGTAGGGAGGATAGTGAGTCTTTATCTACGACTTACAAATATGATGGATGGTACCAGACGACAAATAAGATTGGCCGCATACGGTTGATATCGGCAATGTGGAAATCTGCAAAGACTGTAACTTTCAAAAAGAAAAAAGATAAATTTACCGGGGAAGCTCTTCTTAAAAAAGTGAAGGATAAAGAAATCCGTGATAAAGATGAGCTGGAGAAAATCGAAGGAGAAGATGCCAAGACACTGTGTTATGATTGGGCCTGAGGTCTGTGTCTCCTGGGGATTAATGAAGCAACGATTCTCTACTGTTGAGGATCCTTATGGATGCATTCTCCCTGTGATCTCTATTGTTAGGGATAATGTCACTGGCACCTCTCAGATAAAATCTGTCGCTGCAAAATTATACCAATTACAGCAACTAGCTTCAGAAGCTTTATTTGAAATAAGATTGGCTTTTAAACATTCTGGAGATAGCCGCGTATTGC